TTTCCATAATGGACTCGCCGCGTCCATCCTTGGCAAATTTCAAGGCGTTGAACACGGTATCGAACTCGTCAATTTCAAATAACATGGATGGATGCATAAACATGGCGTCCTCCAAACCTTCACCCGAACCGAAAGATTCAGCGATGCAGCATCCCAAATCGTGTTGAAATGCAACATTCATATTGACTTTGCGTGGGTGATCTTTACCTGTACCGCTGTTTGCCAGAGCGACAAGGTAAATATTACTGCGATTGTTCCGTTCATCCTTGATCCTGCGTCCGGTAAGGAATGAAAGGAACGCCAGTGCACTGCAGAACGCCAATACCTTATTGGGATACTGTCCTGTCCGCATGGTGTATTCTGCATAATCGGTCACAAAACCCGGTACTTTCAGCAATTTTTCCGGAATTGCGGCAAAGACCGGCTCTTTTTTCTTTTCCGGTTCGGGAGAAGTAACTTTTTTGTCAGGCTTCCTGTTCAATATCCCGGAAAGGTCAACGCCGGAGGTATCTTGTACCACACGCTCATAGCAACCGGGTTCTTTGAGTTCCCGGAGCTTGCGCCAGTCATTGCCGGTACAGGAATTGTGATGACAGCGGAATGCTATTGCCCCGTTGGACTGTTGAATAAGTACAGCGGAATGGTTGCGATGTGCATCGTTGAAGGGGCAAATGGGAAATACCCACTTGCGCCCATCTTTCCACACCTGCGGTTCGCCAAGTTCCGGACAATACTGCTGAATCCAACGGTCAAGGTCAAAGTCAGACTCTTTTACAGCTTCCGGAGCGGATGCGGCGTGTTGTTCCTGTTTCCAGGAGGCGGCAGTTTCCAGCAGTTCCGCTGAAACTATCTTCCGCTTCCGGGGAGCAGAAAGAATTTGAGCCATACGGTGCGGTCGCTGGGGAATATCATCTCCTTTACAGTTCATTGTGCCGGGGATGCGCCAGATCCGTGCCGGGTTGAATACGGTCAAATCCACATCGACATACTCATCGCTGGCAGTTGCAATTCCGGCAATGCAGCGTTGCACCAGATCATTGTCTGCAGTTGGCAGGTCAATGCGGTACATAAGCTGTGCACCATTGCCGGAGTCCTGAACAATGGGATCGGACCAACCGGAAGCGGAGAGTCCATCCCTGATTTTACAGGCTGTTGAAATCGCAGCTTCGTGTTCAGCATCTGAACTGGAAACGCCGGACACCCGTTTGGGATCGCAGTCAATCAAGAGCCAACGGCGGCACAAAATGTCAGAATCTGCGGTCGTAGGTTCTCTTGTAATACCACGGATGCGGTTACAGGCACGGGCAAGCAAATCCGGATTGACCGGATTGACGGTTGCATACGCTCCCCGATAAGAACGGAATTGCGAGATTGCTTCTGCCGCATCTGCAATATGGTCATAATCGAAATACCCTGATTCCATATGAGGTCGCATCCAGTTGGAACTTACCGCATCAAGAACACGGATTTCAAAAACATCTCCTTTCTGAAACCACAATTTTAATGCGGTAATAATCATTTCCTTATCTGTCTGCATTACTTTTTCACCTTTCTCCGGTCAATACATACAGGCAAATCCGGGAGGCAGAAAATTACATCGGGCTGTTCTTCGATGGGAACACTCATTATTTCCTGCATGAAAGCAAGGTGTTCTGCAAGGAAGGAATAAACCGACTCGACTTCTTCCAGTTTCGGAAATATCTCTTTTTTGAGCCAGCGTTCCAGAAGCAGAGCCTTGCGACCGTTGTTGGGTGCAAGGATGCGTTCCACATCCTCACGGGGAACAAGGCGGACGACCTGCAGACCGCCGGGAGTACGGATACGCTCATACAGCGGCACATTTTCGGTATACTGCGCCAGAATCCGGTTGGGATTGCTGAAGCCGAGAATGTTGCAGATGTCCCGGATGACAAAGTAGTTTTTGCCATTGTCGAGCCGGACGATCCGGACGGGCATCTTACGGAATTTGTAGGTAAACAGTTCAGACATTTTGTTTCTCCTCAAAGTTTTTCAGGAAGCGGATCGCAGAGGCGGCGGTCTGCACAGCTTCCGTGATAATTGCGTACCGGGAGGTGTTCTTTTCTTCGTGATCAAGAACAGCCTTAACCAGTTCCCCGGACTCTTCGGCAACCACCGCCGCCGCTCTGACATCATCTTGTGGCCAGTCGGGGTGTGCCTCTTCTGCCCGGTTGAGTTCGGTCATAACAAGAGAAATAACTTCTTCAATCTTCATAACACAAGCCTTTCATAATTTTTCTTTTGTATTGTTGGTATAATAAAACAGAGATAATTTTTGAAAAAAAATTCAGATTTTTTTATTTTTTTGAATTTTAAATTATCTTAAACAATAACCTATAAAATAAAAGGAGAATAATATTATGTTTTTAGAAAATATTTTATTAATCATAGTATTGATTATAGTATTAAAACACTAATAATCAACACTATGATGGTGGTATCAAACGATACCACCAATTCACTCTATAGCTTCCAGCATAACGGTCATGTGTTCCCGTGCTTCCTGCTGGATTTTTTTGATTTTTTCAATATACTGATCGCAGTTTTCGATGAAGGTCTCAAAGCAGACCTTGTAATCGGGACCGCTACCGTGGGGTGCGAGTAGAAGGTCATAGTTTGTAAGAAAAAACTTGCTCTCCTCCTCGCCCTTCTGCGTTTTAGAAATGTGCCAGCGGTTATCGCTGCTCACCATTTCCTGTTTCAGTTCCTGATCGGTAATGTTCCAGTTGATTTTCGGCATAATTATTCCTCCTCGTCATCGTACCAGTTTGAAAGGGTTGCAAGGGTAAAGCCCAGCTTGCAGGCGGCTTCTTCCACTTGCCACTTGATGTCCGGGTTCCAATCCGGGTTCTGCTCAAAGACAAATTCAAGCTCGCCGTGTACCGCTTCCAGAAGGTTCAGGCATTTTGCGATCCGCTTCCGGGAGCGTTCGATGTGTTCAGTGCTTTTATGGGTCATAACATATTTTTCTCCTTTATGTTAATGTGATGCTATAGGAATTTTCGAGGTTTACTTTTTCCAACAAGCCAAGTACCAGAAAACATTATTGTCACACTTGGCACACAACTGTGATAATATGACACTATTGAGATAAGTTTAAGCAGCAACTGTATACTTTAATTAACATTGGCACGATATTTGCTTATTATTTAGAGTGGGACGATTGTTGCTTGTTGACATTCAAGACTCGCTACCTTGGAACAACCGCGACATGGGAAGCCCAAAAACAGTAACCGCCATAGGAGAATATACATGGCAGATATCGATAAAGTTAGAAGTCAAGTTAGAAGTCGCCTCAATTACACCTATCCTGGAACCCCTGATGATGAGGATGGTTCCATTGATAGAAAATGGATTAATAAAAAACAGAAATACGAAGTTGATTACGCAATTGCGAAGTGCTTGATTGATTGCAATGCAGCGGATTTAGCCACCAATACAAATGTTGTTCGAAAGCTCGAAAAAATGATACAAAATATGGATCATGATGGTATGGGGCGCTGCATACGAGAGCAGGCCTATAACGAGCTTCAAATGGAAATATATACCATTCAGCTTGCAATTATTTTGAAGCAAATAAACGACTAACATCCTTTCAATTCATGAGGAGGAAACCTCCTCATGAATTATTTTAGAACGGTATATCGTCCGGATCGTAATCTTGGGCCACGCCCAGATCTGCGGGGCTGTTGGACGGATATTCCGATTCGATCTCGGCGGAATCGTCCCCCGGTTCCCGCATGCCGGGCCGGTCTTTCAAGACCCAGCGGGTGATCCGGTCGAACTTCTCCCCGGCAACAGAGCGCACGGTGATTCGCTCCGGCGCGGCGAGAAGCCCCTGATTCGCCAGGGAGACCGCCTCCCGCGCGGTGCTCGGAATCGGACAGCCAAGGGCTGCCCGTTCCCGCCACCACTTCAGGAACTTGTCGCGGGCGTATCCGGTGTGCTCCGGGCAGACCCACTCGCTCTTGAATTCATCGAAACCGACCCGATAATCGATCCGCATTGTCCGGGGCGTTCCTGGTTCCGCATACCGTTTTTCATGGGTGCAGTAGTAAACACCATGCACATCGTAATCGGTACGGGTCACCTGACCTGAAATCACCCCGGCATTGGAGGCAGTATGAGTCATCTTATCGTTGTTCTCATTGACCGGAAACACATAGTTACATTCCGGGCAAGCGGCGTATCCGGCATGGATGAGTGCCAAACACTGCGGACACTTTTTCGCCGGGGCATCACCGCCTTTGCCAGCCCCTTGCTCCTTGACGCGGATCATATCCACCGGGCCGTGCCGCAGAATATTGCCGCCATAGTCCAGCACCAGACAGTCAGTCTTGCCGGTATGGGGCGATAATCGTGTGCCTCTGCCGATCATCTGAATGAGCAGTCCTGCGGAGTTGGTAGGTCTCAACAAGACAACGCAGTCCGTATTGGGTGCATCAAAGCCGGTGGTGAGGACGTTCACATTCGCCAGAAACTTTAACTGCGGTTTCGGTGTACCAAAGAGGTCTGCCGGGACAAATTCTCCCTTGAACCGGGTAAGGATCTCTGCCCGTTCACCGGGGCTTGTATCTCCTGTCACAATTGCACACTCTTTGCCGGAAAAGGCGGTTATTTTTTCTGCCACGTGCCTGCAGTGGTCCACCGATGTGCAGAAAATCAGAACTGATTTCCGTTCACGGGTTAAATCCACTATCTCCCGGCAGGCTGAAGTGACAAGGTCGTCCTTATCCATTGCCGCCTCGACCTCTGCGTTGATGAATTCGCCGCCACGGATGTGTAAATCATCCAGTTTTGCTTCCGATCTGCCGGAGCGAGAAATCAAAGGTGACAGATACCCTTGAGCGATCATCTCTTTGAGTCCGGCTTCGTAGCACACTTCATTTAAGATGTTATCCGGCTGACAGATAAGTCCGCCTTTCAGTCTGAACGGCGTTGCCGTAAGACCGATTACTCTGACTTTCGGGTTGATAACCTTCATATCTTTTAAGAATGTCCTGTACATCCCATCTCCGTCAGGAGCGATGAGGTGTGCTTCATCAACGATGATCAGGTCAAACGCCCCCAGATCACACGCTTTTTCATACACGCTTTGAATTCCGGCAACGATTACAGGCTCGTCTGTATCCCGGCTTTTCAGCCCCGCTGAAAATATCCCGATGGGGATTTCCGGACATAATGCCTTGACTTTTCCGGCATTTTGTTCCAATAATTCCTTGACGTGTGCCAGGATCAATGCTCGACCGCCCCACTGTGAGACGGCATCCGAAACGATCTTTGCGATGACAACGCTCTTGCCCGTACCAGTCGGCAAGACGATGCATGGATTGTTGTCTTTTGTTCGCAAATGGTTGTAAACAGCCTCGACCGCTTCGGCTTGGTAGGGTCGAAGCTCCATCGGTTCAGCCCTCCTTTATCCTGATTCCGGCGTTTTTCATATCGATCGCCAGTTTGAGTTTGATTTCTTCCAGCCGCTCATGACTGATTTTCAGCTGCTTGCAGATCTCTTTGTCTGAAGCGTTCCGCATATAGAGAAAGCAGACCAGCCGTTCCGTATCATCGGAAATGTTCTTCACAAACTGCTGCACAATGTACCGCTGGCGTCCGCCATTTTGTCTCCGTTCCATGGTTCTATCCTTATGTAAGCCATCCCATCCGGTGGCATTGGTTCCCGTTTGATGACAGTCAGTTTGTGGATCAGACTGTCATCGGCGTAAAGCCCTCCGTGCGTGAAGGTGTCCAGGAGGCACTTCAGAGAATTGTCCACATCCCGCCTGCGGTTGTCAGGGGGATATAATTCAATATGAAGTGCCACTGGATCGGTAAACTTCGCCACATTTTCTGCGGCAAGTTTACCTGCAACATTCTCCCGGTAACGCCGACCATCGCGGCTTATCAATACGCGATGACCAACGTGCCGGTAGTAGTGATTCACGCTGGGAGGCCACGGCAGTTCAAATTCTGCCGTCATCTCGCCCACGGAGGCTGACTGTTGCCGCTTGCGGCGCTGGGGGCAGTCGTTGCCGGAGTCGCGGAAACTGCGCCGGAAAGCGAGGCTTTTGGGGCGTATCCCTTGATTTCGTTGACGATCTCATCATCCTGATTCTTCCGACATTTGACCACAATAGTCAGCGGCAGATTGTGCAACTCAATGGTATCACGGGGCTGCATGACGTTGACAGCGTGACAAATTGCGGCAAGGTCGGCACGGGCAATGCGGACTGCTTCAGAGTTGGGATTGTTCATATTGAGTCGCGCCCAGAGCTTGCGGTTCTTGTAATCACCTTCAATGATTTCAAATTCCAGCTGAAGGTACTCCCCGGTTCCGGCACGGTTGGGACGGAACTCGGAATCGGTGATCACCGCCTGATATTTGCCAGCGGGGATTGCGTCAAAGGAGCTGGAGGGTTCGACTTCGTTAGCGTTAAAATTGATGGTAGCCATATAGTGTTTTTCCTTTTCTGTTTGATTATGCCATATTCAGGGCAAGTGTAGGTTTGATTTTCGGAAGCAACGGATCATCGGGACGAACTGTAACCACGGCGTTTGCCTTGGGACAGCAGATGTGTTCACAGTAGCTTTCTGCACCATATTCCTGTTTGATGAAGCGGAACTTTTCACCCTTCTGAATAGGAAGTCCGCAGAGATCACAGGGAATGGTTCGGCTTGCGGTACGGATCACTTCATGCATGGGCGGCCTCCACTTTTGCGTAAGCGTTGATGAAAGCCTGCCAGGACAACGGAATTTCCGAAGGCAGACCGAAGCGATTCTTTGCGATGCAGGCGGGACTGCCAACGGTGCGGATGATCCGTTCTCCTCCGTCAGCCCCAATGGGGGCGGCAATAGCGCGTTCCCCGGAGAATCCTGCATTTTCCTTGGTGACACGGAACTTTTTGTTTGCAAAGAGGACGGCATCCACCCATTCGGCGATCAGACTTGCTGCGTGTTTATGCAGACGGGGAGTATATCTGTCATAAGCGGCATTTTCCGGATCTTCGAAGCGTTCCACTTTGGCGTGTGCAACAAGAATAATCATCATGCCGCGTTTATCCCGGAGTTCTTGGAGGATATTCAGAATCTTGCGCCAGTGAGTGAGAGCGTGGACATAGCCGCGACCATAGCCACCATCTGCCTTTTCGATACTGCGGACACCGAACTCTCTGCACACTTCATCAAAGATGATCCGTTCCAGCCAGTCAACTGAGTCGATGACTACGGTGCGGAAACTGTGCTGCTCATCACGCAGAGCTGTAAGTTCGCTGACGACCTCTGCAAGAGTGTGCGCCAAGGGGAACTTTTTGCAGTCTATCTCTGAAAGTCCGTCTTCCGTCTGGATAAAGACGGCGTCAGGTGCGGATGCCCCGAAGGTGGATTTGCCCACCCCCTCCGAGCCGTAAATCATAATGCGGGGCGGTTTGTTTTCTTTGCCGGTTTGAATGTTATCAAGCATTCCCATAGAGTTTTTCCTTTATATTTGAGTTAGAGTGATGCGATTGTGCGGATTTCTTCATAGCCAGTGGGCCAGTTGCCTGTGGCACAGCATTCACGGTAAGAGAGCAGAGCTTTCTGATTGGAAAGTTCAACCAGATCAAGCATTTCCTCCCCCAGCTTCCACACACCGCAGGCGAAAGGTTCATTCTTTTCCACTGCGATGATTTTAACCGGGACGGTTTCTCCGGTGACCTGACGGATGATTGCCCGGTAGAACGCCAGCTGATGGATGTACCCGTAACGGCGGCAATCGGATTCAAACCATTTCAGTTGGTCGCAGGTCTTGAGATCCACCAGGCCGTGTTCCGGACTGAACCAGTCCATTCGGATTTGACAGGGAACGCCACAGTAGTTTGTCCGTACCACACCTTCCGAAACGCCGTGTGCCAGAAGATCATTTGCGACTGGATGAAGCCAAACGCTGGTCTGCAGTTGGGAGATAAAACCGAAGTCCTTTCCGGAAATCACCTCCCGGTCCTGCGTTGCTGCCCATTCTGCAAATGCCTTGGTTGTTCTGCCATAGGCTTCGCCAGTCCGGGGATTGATGGGACCGTCAGAAACCACATAGTCACGGTCAAATGCCTTGCGGCCTTCGAGGATCAGGCAGTGGGCAGCTCGACCAATCACAAATGCGGAGGAGTCTTTGTCCTCAATTTCGCCAGTTACCTTCTTGCGGTAGAGAGCCGGAGATTCCCGGAAGTCTGCCAGAAGATGGCTGGACATGAATTCTCCGCTGCGGCTACGAGCGTGATATTCGCTCGCCGATTCATTGAAGATGAAGTTGATGTTCATTGTTGATTTCCTTTCGTTTGGTGTCAGCACCCAGTACATATGCGAAAACTTTGAAAACGTTCACCTATTTTTTGAAAAAATCTCAAAATCCTGCTTCCACAAATGCATCTTTGATTTTTTTAAGGTGAAATTTATAAAGGGCTCCCA